GGCAATAGGAAATTCTGCTACATCAGTTGACATGATATAACCATGCTGTGACATAGGGTCAACTTTACTCTTATTATAAGGTTGTAAGTAAGAAGGACTCCCGTCTTTCTTGGGGTTGAATCCAAATCTGGGATCAGGGGGAATACCCATCGCAGGGTCACCTTCCATGTCCTTCTTACTTACACCGAATATCAATGCTGTTTGCTCAGGATCAAGGTTCAGTTGATCAATATATTCTTGAGCCGCATATGGATTACGCACAGCAATGATATTCTGACTAGGTATACCTAAGCTCGTTGCCATCTTAGCACGATCTTGTGATGAGAATGGACTCTTAGGTTGTTCTTGTTTTGCAGAGATAGCTAGATATGTATTAGCCAAACCAAATTTTTGTGCTAGTTGATTAAAACTACTAGCATGTCCTTTGTGAAAAGGATGAAATCTGCCTGGATATATAGCTACCACTTTCATTTAATTATTTCGCTTCTTTACGTGCAGTCTTTTCAGCAGTAATTTCGTTGCGGCGAGCCTTGCATAATTTTGCAAGTTCACCCAATGCCTTACGGGCACGAGTACCGGCAGCCGAGTTACCCTTTTCAAACTTTTCATTTTCTGCGAGAAAGGCTTCAACTTGAGCCTTGATATTAATTGTAGTTTCCATTATTTTTCTTTCTTTAGTATGATATTTTAATATAGTTGACAACACCGTTAGAAAAATCTTCTAACTTTGCTCGTATGTAAACGAAGTTGCCATCAATATTAGTGTATGCGCTAGTATTAGCTGTTACTGCTTCAAATTCATAAACTCTGAACCAATCAGTATCAGTTGGACTACTAGCTAGTGTTGCCTCGATAACAATGTTACCGGTGCAGTTAGATAATCCATAATTCACTGTTTGCAAATCTTGATTACCTAAATAGTATGCCGCTGCAGGTTGGGTATTACCAACTACAGTATATGGCGCTCCATTACCTGGATTTTGATATGCAGTCTGAGGTAATAGTATTAAGGTAGTGACCTGACTCATTAGGCTTTTTCTACCTCTACTAAAACACCATTGCCAGCGAGTTCCTGAGCTACTTGTTCTAAAGCAGCCTGAACATCGCCATCAGCAATGGTGTTAGATGGGTCACCGTCCTTGACAAGCTTTGAAAGCTTGATAACAATAACCTCTTCAATCATTTTAGCCATGATAATACTCCATTGATAGAGTATTTATCACTTCTTTTCTAGTTTGTACTTCTTTCCTATCATGTTGGGGAACATCAACATCATCATCATTAGATTCTTTTCATCGTCATAATCAATATAATATCTATCCCAAAGGCGGTTCCACCTTCTAGTAAAGTAACTATGAAACGAACTACTGATCTTAACATCCGGAGTCCGTTTGAGATATTCCATAAAGTTCTCTTTGAAATCTGCTGGCATTTGATTATTAGTTACATATGCACGATACTTCGCAGGCGGCGTTCGTTTAAAGAACAGTACTTTTGGACTTAGTGAAATATATGTTACGTTACGTGGCGTCAGCTTAGCAAATTTTTTAATGATAGTTAATTCATTTGTGTATACTATTACTGTTTTATATTCCTTACGATACATTACTTGGGATTTATCGTTGTATTTTTGCATCAACCGTATTAATTGTTCAATGCGCGGTACATCAACATCTGCGGGACTGATAGGATTCCTATACCATCCATTTGGGTATCTATCTTTTGTTGATTCCCATTCACTATATCTCGCATCTACCTCTTCCAAATACTCAATAATATTAGTACACTTGTTTAATTGGTGTACCATTGGTATATCATGTATGTCTATTTTATAACAAAATTTATTATAAAATAAATTAGGACGATCTATTGTTTTAATTGCCAATTTGGATAATGCCATCATCACCTACATGTGCTGCTTGCTTTGCGGTAACCACAAAGCTAATCTCACCATTTTCCATATTAGCCATAATATTAGCGTTATTAATGCGCTCAAACAGAATCTTCTTTGACAGAGTAACCCGAATCAACTCATCAATTTTACGAGCTAGAGGACGTGCGCCCATCTTACTATCGTAACCAACTTCTGCGAGATAGTCAACAACAGGTTCACTCAAGTTAAGAGTAATGTTGTGCTTTTCGAGCAATGGCTTCTTAAGTTCTTCAACGAACTTAACAACAATCTTCTTAATCGAAAGATTATCAAGCTTGTTGAACTTACAAATCATATCAAGACGATTGCGAAACTCTGGCTTGAAGAACTGCTTCAATGCCTTGTCATCTTCACCGGTCTTATCAAGATCACCGAAACCAATATTGTTGCGCTCGTTATCAGCACTACCTAAGTTGCTAGTCAGAATGATAAGAGTGTTCTTCATTGATACTTGCTTACCATTAGAACCAGTAACGGTTCCCTCATCCAGCATCTGCAAGAAGATGTTGAAGATATCGGGGTGAGCCTTTTCAACTTCGTCAAACAGCAGGATTGAATGAGGGTTCTTGCTCAAGTCTGAAATCAAACGCCCGCCCTGCACCTGCGAGTCGCCGAAGCCCACGTAGCCAGGGGGCGGACCAATCAAGCTGCTTACGCTATGCTTCTCACTGTACTCCGACATGTCGTACTTGAGAAGCGGCATATCCAAATTCTTAGACAGCAACTTAGCCAATTCAGTTTTACCCGTGCCCGTTGGGCCCAAGAACAAGAAACTTGCAATCGGCTTCTTTTCGTTGCCGATACCTGCGAAACTAACGTAGACACGTTCAAGAACCTTGTCAACAGTTTCATCTTGACCATAAAGCTTATCCTTTACGTTAGTGTCAAGATTCTGAATACGATCTAGATTATCTCCGTTGAGTTTGTCAACTGGAACACCCGTGAACTTTTCTACCTGTTCGTAGATAAGCTCTTTAGTGATAATCGCATCCTTATTCATAAGAACACGCTGCTTAGCACAGGCCGCATCAAGTAAGTCAATTGATTTGTCTGGGTTCTTGCGCTCGTGAATATAACGTTCAGCTAAATCAACTGCTGCATTAACTGCTTCTTGACTGATATTTACTTCATGGAAGTCGTTCAATCGTGCAGAAAGCCCACTAAGAATGCGAATAGTTGAATCCTTACTAGGTTCATCAATTGTTACACGATAAAAGCGGCGCATCAATGCACGGTCTTTTTCAAAGCTCTCGTAGAACTCTTCCCAAGTCGTGCTTGCAATAACCTTAAGAGTACCCTTAGTGATAGCAGGCTTAATCATGTTAGCGAAGTCAACACTACCTCCACCTGCATTACCTGCACCTTGCATAGTGTGTGCTTCATCGATGAAAAGGATTGCTTTCTTTTTGACATTCAACGCATCAAGTACAGCCTTGACTTTTTCTTCGAAGTCACCACGATAACGACTGCCAGCAAGTAGTGTTCCTACTTCAAGACTGTAAAGTTCGTGATCAGCTAGAAAGTCGGGAACTTCTCCGTTGACAATAGAATTAGCGATACCTTCAGCGATAGCAGTCTTACCAACTCCAGGGTCACCGACCATCAATACGTTGCTCTTGAAACGCTTTGCAAGAACGTTGACGATATCATCAATTTCCTTAGTACGACCAATGACTGGCTCAAGCTTTTCTTGTCGAGCAAGCTGCGTAAGATTGATAGTGTATTCTTCAAGAATATCATCAGCTTGGCTATCGGTAATAGCTGAAATATTATTTCCACCATTATAATTTTTTTGCCAATGATTTAAAAACTCGGCTTTAGTGACTCCGTACTTAAGTAGGAAGTAATGAGAATGGCTATTATTTTCACTAACAATGCTCATATAAAGATCAATCGTAGCAACCTGTCTGCGGCCAGTAAAAAGTACCTGCGTGACACTGCGATTCATTACCCGCTCAAGGCAATTAGTGCGGCGCGGCTGCATGTTAGGATCAGTAGAAACAATCGATTGCAAATTGCCTAGATAAGATTCAATCTCTTGAATCATAAGGTCAGTGTCAACGTTAAAGCTATTAAGACACTTCTTGAATGGGGCATGTGTTACGAGAGATAAAAGAAGGTGCTCTACTGTGACAAATTCATGTTGGCGTTCCTTAGCAAATTCGATAGCTCGGGCTACAATATTTTCAATTTCTGGTGAAGACTGCACTGTTTTTCCTTTTTAATTATTTATTTGGTTACTGCTACGATGTATGCTTTCGATAATATCATTAGAGATATTATCAGGTAAGTATGGCTTTAGCAATAGTATTTGGTCACCGTATGCGTTAGCTAGATTTTTTATAGGCATTCCTAATTTAGGTAACCTAATCTGTTGCGAAGGTTGAGTGTTAGGGGGAATAGTAACTTCAATCGTTTTTCCTGCAATAGAGGTGAATTTTACTTTAGTACCTATTATTAAATCTAACACAGATATAGGCAAATTGCAATATAAATCATTCCCATTTCTGTCGAATCTTAAGTCAGGCATAATATGAAACACTATAATTAATGTTCCGTTATCTAATACATTTTCATATCTAACTTGATCCCCGTGATTGATGCCTAAAGGTACCTTAACATTGACTACTTTGACTCCGGTAGATGTAGAAAGCTGTAATGCATGTTCTTTTCCATTATATACATCCATTAGTGATATTGCTACTTGAGTTCTAAATATTTGTTTTTGATTGACTCCGCCGGCGCCAAACCTGCCACCAAATATTTGATTAAATAAATCACCTATATCAACGTTGTGCTGATTAAATGGATGCCCGTCATTAAATGGATTACGTGCAGAAGGATTATCGTATTGTTGTCTTTTTGATATGTCGCTTAGCACTTCATATGCATCATTGAGTTTTTGAAAATCGGTTGGGTTGCCGCCTCTATCAGGGTGATGAGTCATCGCAAGTTTGCGATAAGCTTTTTTGATTGTATCTTGGTCAGCGTCACGCGGGACACCCAGAGTGTTATAATAATCCATTCTCAATATATAGCATCATATACGTCAAATGTCAAGTGTTTATTATCCTGAAATTTCCGTTGACGTAGCAGCTACCCCTTCAACTTTTTCTTTGGTTCTACCATACACTGCGATTCCTAATACTGCGCCCATTGCAATGTGAAATAATCCGGCACCTTGTAATGTGATAGGTTGCCATGGTGTGCCTACATCACCGTTCGTTGTAGCTTGTAATATAGACCACAATATAGGGAAAATGATGAAGTCAAAAATACAGACAGTCAAATACATCCAGCCCATCATTGGGCGCCATTTACGGTTTATCCAGTGTTCGTTAGTATTTTTAACCAACACCTTTTCCATGTTATACTCGTGCGATTGATTTTAGATTTTTGATGTATTCGTCTTCAACATAAGACGTTTTAACATCAAGTCCAGCACGAAGACGCATTTCATTTAAATTGTTTTCAGTTTCTTCTTCAGATCCTTTTTCAATCTTGTATTCGTTTGGATTTAGAATCATCTTTTCTTTCATTATTTCTTCGCTGGCTTCATATTCGTCACTGTCTATTTCAACAGTCCAGTCACCTACTTCAATACCAGTCAGCGTTTCTAGGTCTTCTAGCAAGGTAATAATCCGATTAGGAACTTTGCTTCTGCGAGACATTTCAACAAACACTAGCCATTTACCTGACTCAATTTCTCCGTCACTAATACTAGCGTCTAAAACAAAATCGTAACCTCTTTCAAACCAAGTGACTAAATCTTGTGCTGCTAGTTTACTATGTGTAGTGAATGTAATAGTTACGATATCACAGTCTTTGCCCATCTTTGCAGCATATTCGTCAATGGTTATTTTATCTTTGAGTTGCCCTTCAAGGTCCATGTAATCTAGTGCCATGTTACATCATCCCCTGACCCATTGGTTGAGCCATTGGTTGAGCCTCATCCGCTTGGGTTTCAGTAGTATCACTGTCTGTCATTGAACTTTCTAAATCTTCATCATATGCATCTTCAATCTCAGACAAGTCGATTGTTTGATCAGCGAGATCGATTGAGCCTTCTTTGATGTCATCCATTAAATCGAAAGGAATAGTAATTTCAACGAACCAAACTTTTCTTTCAACCATCTTAGGATATCTTCCGCCCGGAACAAAATCATCATAATCTTTGACTTCTACTGGAACTTTGATTTCACCTTTGCCGTACGTGACCTTACATCCGATTTTTGTTAGTCTCAATGCACCTTTTGGATTCGGCATTAACTTGTATGGCCACATGAACACGCATTTACAGTTATATCTTCCCACAATTGGACCGTCAACGAGTTCGCCTACTATCCAATTTTTGAAGGCATAAACATCTGCCTCATCCATAACACGTTCAAAGTCTAGTAACGTAGACATGGCGCCATCGCTCATGTAGACACCTTTGATCGTATCTACAATACTAACGAAATCAATATCATTGAAGAATTTGTCTGCTGGTAAAGTTTTCATAGAACTATTTATCTTTCCGAAAGCAGAATTCAAGAATCGTCTGTTTCAAAGCGAATTGAGTTTATATTTATCACAGGAAACAAATTTTCACATGCTCATAGTTTACTTAATGCGCCGGTTCTAAGTATCTTTGAGAGCAAAAGTTCTCATGTGTCAAACACATCATCTAGGAGAAATATGTGAGCAAGAGAAAAACAAGCGCACTAAGACAGAAAGACACACGTTCGCCGCGAACTAGTAGAAACGATAGCGGAAAGGCATTCTACATGAATGAATCTAAAACTATTGACTTCAATCAAACTCAGCCTAAAAAGGTTCACAGACCCATCGAATTAATACCTCAGAGTATAAATCAGGAAAAATATATCATAGCATTAACAGACCCTGAAACCGATATCGTTATGGTGAGTGGACCTGCAGGTACAGGTAAAACCTATCTTGCAATGCTTGCAGCAATTCAAGCAATGCGAACAGGTGATTGTAAGAAAATTCTACTTACAAGGCCCGCAGTTGCAGTTGACGATGAAAAGCACGGGTTTTTACCCGGCGACTTGAACGCTAAAATGGAACCGTGGGTAAGACCTCTCTTTGATGTTCTTAGAGAGTATTATTCAACTAAAGAATTGGAGTACATGGTCGAGGAGCAAATTATTGAAATAACCCCACTAGCCTTCTGTAGAGGCCGTAACTTTAAGCACAGTTGGATCATTTTGGACGAAGCCCAAAATGCGACGCCAAGTCAGATGAAAATGTTAATGACAAGAATTGGTGAGGGCAGTAAAATTGTCATTACTGGCGACGTTGAACAAACCGACAGAAAAACCCCTGATAATGGTCTGTTAGACCTTAAGCAGCGTATCGAAACTCACAAAGTTCCAGGTATGGTAACATGTGAATTTGACATGAAGGATATTAGAAGACACAAAATAATTGAACACATTTTAAATATGTATTCATGATGAAAACGGGGCCTTAGCGCCCCGTTTTCGCTTTAGGCTTACCTGTCTTCTTTTCTTGAATCGCAGTAATAGGTGCTTCACGCTCTAATTGTTCTACTAGCTGAGGGTAAATTTTAAAGTAGTAATTACGCATTTGTTCAAATGTAGTATCATGATTCTTGCCCTCAATTACGCATTTGGCAATCTTCTTTTCAGCAAAATCTAAAATAACATTAGAATTATTCATATCACTAGTACGGACACGCTTGGACACATTAACCATTTCATCAATCTGTCCGTTTACTTTTCTAAGATATGAAATTAATAAGTATCTCATTCTTCAACCTTTTCAATCTCTAGTTCGCCGTGAAAGTATACTTCGTTATCGTCTAGTTCCCAACCAAGATTTTCTACACCTTCACTGAAATCTTCTTCCCAAGCATCAATGACTTCCTGTAGTTCTTCTTCTGTTACATCGGAAGAGGAAGCTAGCCATTCGGTACTATCACCGTCCCAAAAACTATCCATTTCTACGTCTAGAATGATTTCACCGTCTGCTAATGAGTATACATCTAATCCATCTTCATCGGCATTCACTAGATCAATTTCAGGTTGTTCATCAGTAGCAGTATTGAGAATGACGTTGCCGCCACGCCACCAAACGCTGTACTGAATTACTTTACCGTCTTTTGTCCAAAATTCAATTTCCTGAATACTTTTCTTGTATTTGGGCATTAGGTTCCATTTAGCCATTTGTATTCTCCTCATATGTTTCGTAACAACCCTTGTCATGATCCCAATGACGGTTGTCATAAATCTGAAAATAGATTGACCTACGGAATAGTGAAAGGTCAATCATAAGCCCGGCGTGATTTTGTTTAAACGATAGTCTAAACATGAATCCTATAAGTTCATCACTACCTTTGGCAACTTGAATTTCTAAAGACTTGTTTTTAGTTAACTTCCATGTCTTCCAAAAATAATTTTTATGGAATTTAGGATCATGCTTGAACGGCCAGGTAATGCATGCGGATAGATATATCACGCGGTTAACTCCACTAATGTTGCTGCTAGACTAATTTCGGGTATGCCAACAAGGGGAAGATTAGCAAGACCATTACGAATCGTAATGATTGCTGCATCCTTGCGCTCGTTGCTATTGCCCCACAAATCAAGATTGTCATACATCCAACGATAGCAATCTTCAATGCGAGTTGGATACAGACTGATGTACTGCATCAACTGTTGACGACCTTCAAGAATCTTTCCACTCTTGAACAAATCAGTCGCCGCAATCAAAAGTTCATCTTCGCCGCTGCCAGTTGACTGTGGCTTATTAAGCTTTCCATCAACGCTGTTCTGTTGTAGCTGATTCAAGCACTTGCGAAGATCGGGATAGCAACCACGAACATAAGTGTCGAGGTCATCAAGGTCAAAGTCAATGCCCTCTGTAATCAGCACTGTGGCTGCACGAGTTGTGTATTCAGTGATATCGGGCTTTGCAATGTGAAATTCTTGACAACGTGACTTCAACGCAGGAATAATCTTATGCTGATAGTTACAAGTTAGAATATAACGAACTGTTTGGTGATATGATTCCATATCATTACGAAGTGCTGCTTGTGCAGGCTGTGTAAGATAGTCCGCTTCGTCCAATAGAACAACTTTGAACTTGCCAAACGGAATTGTCTGTACAAATCCGTTAATACGTTCACGCAATGCATCAATGCCGTTTTCACGGCTAGCATTAATTTCTAATACATCAAATTCTTCAATGCCTAATTCGTTAATCAAAACTTTAGCAAGAGTAGTTTTACCTGTACCCGGATCACCTGAAAGCAATAGATGAGGAATGGACTCCTCAGAAATCCAACGCTGCACTATTGCTTTCTGATTTTTGTCAACAAAGACATAATCAGTAACTTTACTAGGACGATACTTTTCTACCCACAATTGATTCTTCATAGTGTATCCTTACGCTTAATCATTGATAGTAAGCCCTCATCGTTGCCAAAGTCAAGTTCTAATTCTTCCAATTTCTTCATAGTTTGGTATGTCTTAAAGAACATATAGGTTGCTGCACCAGCAACGAGCGTGGCTGCTGCTGTAGCTATGATTGTAGTTGTGTCGGGTTTTTTATTCATATCTTAGTATAGTATAAGTTGAGAAAAATGTCAAATAGATTGGGAAAGTGATTGATCCATTGCAGCAATCATTCAATTATTTCTCACTTTCCCTTTCTTAATGTATCAATATTCTTTATCTGTCATTGTGTAATCGTTAACTGGTGTTTCACTAATTAATAAAATATCATTTGGATCTACCTTACGGATCGTTTTCTCGCCTTCAGAGTCTTCAATGGTCATACCACGACTCCAGCGACCGTGTGCTATCATAATATAATCACCTACTTTAAGGTCTTCCTTACACTTAGGTCCTATTGAGTATATTTGCGCCCATCTTGGACGAATGCCTGCGCTTTTCATATCGTCGTTAATCATGATGATGCCACCACGACTTAGACGCTCTCTAAATTCCATCCCATGAACTAGGATGTGATCTCCGATTGCTCGGAACTCTTTAAACTTTGCAGTAGTTAAATTGCGCTTTTCTGCCATATATCAGTCTTTGCTAGGGTCAAAAGAGTCCGGAGCTTCACTTGCCGGCTTAACCTGAATTTTCTTCTTAATTGCTTCGACTCTAGAAGCTTCTAGTGCTTTAGCTGCCTTAATGGCTTCAATTGCATTATCTTCTTCTGTTGTATCAAAAAATTCAAGTTCTTCTTCTACTAATTCGGACAAATCAACTTTAGTTTCAGGCGCTGGGCCATTTTCAATTGGCGTAAAGCTATCTACTTGCTTTCTTTTCACAATAGTAGCAGCGCGGTTGCTAACTGTTCGTTGATACTTTTCACCGACTTTCTTAGTTACGGGAAGAATAATTTTTCCCTGACCGTCAATAGTATCTCCACGGGCGTTAACACTCATGTTGCCCACTGCACGGGTTCTCTCGTTTTTTGCAGCAAGTTGAGACATGTCAACTACTTTTCCTTGTGCTGTTCTATACTTTGCCATAACTGACTCCTTTTAACTATTTATATATGCGAATAGATGATTATTTTAAAAATTCATCAATATCTAATCCATAATACAGCGAATTGATTTTATGGACACCGATCAAAAACAATACAAAACTAGAAACACTAGAGCCTCTGCCCACTCCCCATACAATATTATTATTTCTCATTGTATCAACTAGATACTTCAAATATTTTAACAGTACAAACATTTCTCTTTCTTGATACAAAAGAAGTTCTTGTCCTGCTCTTTGCATTTCTTCTTCAGTTTTACATTGGTCTAGTACATATTTTGCAATATCAAAATTTTTGTATTCATTTGGCATGTGCCAGTTATTTTGATTTGCTGTGTCAAAGTCTTCAATTGAAACGTCAGAGGTTACGTACTGAAATATTGTTGGGATAGTATCAATGGTTAAGTCTTGATCAAATTGTATAGTGCTATCTGACATTATTGGTCTAGTAAAAACCAAATTAGGATTAGTAAGATATAACTCTACCAAATCATTTTCGGAGTAGATTAGTTGACTGTATTTGTCTTTTATCATAGTGATATTATTGCATAGTTGCTGCAAAAAAGCAAGTTAATTTTTAACCATATCTCGCCAAGACAATCCTAAATTGACCCAATCATCGGTGAACAGTTTTATAACTTTACTGGGATCCCCTATCTCATATTCGAGATTATTTATTGCGATACAAGCACTATTCCACCAATATCTTCCGCTGAAAGCACTTTCTGCTACTTCTGACACTACGTTGTATCTGACACCGTCGCTAAGCGATGAACTTAGGACTAAATCTGTAATCTTGAGTCTTTCCTCAGCTATACTATTCAGTTTGAGTAACAAAATCATCGCTAGTATTTGGTCGTATGGTTCTTTAGGCAACTCACACACATTCAAATCCACACTTTGATATTTTTTAATTATATCTTGGTTATCTGAACTCACTAGTATTGAATTTTGCATAACCTCATACAAAAAATAGATTATGCGATCCATTGCAATGTTCTGTTCTTTTATTGATTCAGTCTCTACTAACATGGATAGGGTTATATCATAAACACCTATATGAAACTTATCTTCAAAATACAACCCTGCTTGAAAACAGAAATCTCTTTCAATTCTAGTACTCATCTTGGCCTATCACTCTGAACATTAATTTGGTTGTTTAATTTTTGCTTATCAAACACCTCATCCATTTTTTTGAAGTATTGTGTTCTATGACTTTCTAGCACCATTTGCAATTGGTGAATCAATGGTCCGTTTTGTGTTCTGTAAGCAAAGGTCAGCTTATTCATAATACTAGACATAGCATCTTGAATTTCTTCAATTGACTTATCTTTTAAATCGGCGCTGCTTAAAAACGGATGTTCCACTATATTACCAAGTATCTAGTTCAACACGTTTCCAAATATCAGTACCGATGATAGCTGTCGCCGCAATGTTAGCATTAGCTTTAGTGCCTACAACAAACTCAGTTCCGGCAGTTCCTGCTACTCTTGTACCGCTAATAGTAATGTTAGTGCTTGGTCCTACTGCAATTGTCTTAATGTAATACACATTGTCGGCTACAAGATTAGTGTTTGCAGTGTCTACGTTTCCAGTAAAGATAATTGGTGCATTGTTAGCTAAATTAGTAGTATTGTTAAGTTGAATAATATTTCCTGCATTGAATGTATTGCCAACTACCTTAGCATATAAGTCTGAGTCAAAATCTGCTGTACACACATAAGCATAGTTAGCATCTACTGATACTGTTCCTGCAACGTCACCGGGCAATCCGGTAGGAGGAGGAGTGCGAGTGATAATTTGTGTGGATTGAAATGGTCTATTAGTCGGGGCTACTGAGATAGTATTGCCGCAGTCTAGCGAAGTGAATGTAAATTCTAAAACTTGGGTATTAGCTGGAGCTGTAATAGTGGCAGTATTGCCAATCATTGAGTAATTTTCAAGTAGAGTAGTACCAAAATTGTTGTTTGATGAAACTATTTGGCTTGGCAATGAAATAACTGCATTAGCATTAGCTACTGCTAGCCGCAGTGTAACTTCGCTTTCGGTATTAGTCGGTGCCCAGCTTCCAAACTGTAGTGTTACGTTTCCAGTCACTGTTCCATAATGAACGTCTGCTTTATTAACGTCAACGAGAACCGTACCAGCGAGAGCATTACCCAAATTGAAAGTTGTGCCTCTAAAACCTCTAGTAGAACAATTACTAATCTGTGCATTAGCCATATCGTTGTTCAATACTGAGTTGTCTAGTGCAGCCTTCAACACAACTTTGTTTTGTAAGTCGGTGATTTCTGTTGCTGCGGTATTCAAGTTGGTTCTAATTTGCCCAAAATTATCTCTAAAGCCCTGGCTACTATTGTTTTCGCCCGGAACTGGATAGTTTACATTGATTCCGTTAGTGTTAATTTGTGACACTGTGCTTAATTCCTATTCATATAATCTATTTATCGTGGGTATTGGGTCTGGTTAGGTAAAATTGTTTGACGAGGGAACAGCACATAGAAGTCTTTGCTGTCAGTTGGGTCAGGTACAGGTGAACCACTCGGTAGTGAAGTCCAGGCCGGGGGAACTAAATTGTTGTCAAAGTCGTAGGTATTAATTTTACTAACAGTGAATCTATCAATCTTGAAATCAATTTGATTAAGTGTTTGAATCTGTCCTACTGGATTCTTCCAATTGGTTTCTATGTTATTTTTGATTGTTTCTGCAAAGCCAGGTTTAGTATAGCATATGACCCAAGCCGGAGTAAACCCTAATGTGTTGCCGTCTAGCTGCTGACTTGTCATCCATAACGGTAAGATGTTAGTGTTATTGACAGTACCCAGCACATCTTCAACTTGTTCTCTCATATTGTCTAAGCTATTAGGATATAGTTGTCTTGCATACCCCGGAGTTAAACTCGTGTAGAAATCTACTTGATCATTCTGTCCGACGTAGCTAGTAAAGATGTCAGTTACGCTAGTGTACCACGGTCCTTGATTCAACGGAATAAATCTAGGCCAAAATACTTCTTTGCTTACACTTACGTTCTGAGGATTTACTAAATTATCAATTACTGAGCTATATACGACTTCGTAAATAATTTCGCCTGTTTCTTCGTCTCTAGCAACAGCAGTCTTTATTTCGCCTAAAGTCAACTGTCTCCAGTAATGATTTATAGTAACAGCCGCAACATACTCATTAAAACTACTAGCATTAATACCGAATGCGTGATCATATATTACGCTGGTAGCCTTTCCAAAATTATTATCTTGTGGTCTGTATATCATTTCACTGGGGATTAGTGATTCATTATCTAGTAGCGTTGCTAATAAATCTCTATCAGCAATGCCAGGTGTGCATTTAATGTAAATGTTATCTAATGGATACGGAAACAATTGCTCTACTGATACAGTAAACGTTCTATCGCTAGTTACAACAGTAGGAAAATTAGGAGAAATTGCTCTCACTGTAAAAGTAAAATTACTGATTGCGTTAGCGCCTACTAAGAACTCGTTTGGTTGAAAAGCGATAGTTCCTGCTAACTCACCATTACTAAGTAATGATAGATTCGGAGGAAGTGTGCCCGAAACTACAGAATATTGCAAAGGTACGTCACTTTCTGCGACTATAGTTAATGTACTATCAGTTCCATTAAATACTGTTCCTAAATCCGAGGGTGTTATCCATACTATTTCTCCATCAACATCATTTCTAATTATGAATGAGAAGTTGAAGGATGGCGTAGTGATGCCAGGATTGTTGCGTTTACGAACTGCCACTGAGAATGTAAACTGATTTATATTGTCAGGAGAAATCATTGGATTTCCCGTTACCCAACCAGTTGTAGAATCTCCTATCAACCCTAATGGTAAATTAGCAAACACATATTCTATTACACTATCA